ATAATGCTCCTGAAGAAAGTGATTGCCCTGGCGGTGCATGTAAGCTATAATAAGACCAGATGAAGAGTATTATTAATAAAGATAACGTTGATACCACCAAACAGCCGTTGTTTTTTGGTGCTGGATTAAATTTACAGAGATACGATAAGTATCGCTATAAAAAGATCTATGATTTATTTCTTCAGCATTTAAGTTTCTTTTGGCGCCCGGAAGAGGTTGACTTATCTGGTAAAGAAAAAAATGATTATGAGACATTAACTGATCATCAAAAGTTTATTTTTACTAAAAATTTAGGATATCAAATACTACTTGATTCTGTTCAGTCTAGAGGTATTAGTCATTTGCTAGAAGATTGTAGTAATCCAGAACTAGAAGCATTTGCTAAGACTTGGGAGTTCTTCGAAACGTTACATAGTTATTCATATACATATATTATTAAAAATGTATATCCGAACCCGTCAGAGGTTTTTGATAATATCTTAACTGATCCAGAAATTATTAAGCGTACTACTTCTGTAACAAAATACTACGACGACCTTATTGAGAAGATACCTGAAGACTCTGTTGATGATAGAAAGAAGAAATTATATCTTACATTAGTTAGTATTAATATTTTAGAAGGTATACGTTTTTATGTTTCATTTGCATGCTCATATTGTTTTGCACAGAACAAAACTATGGAAGGTAATGCAAAAATTATCTCTCTTATTAACCGAGATGAAAATCTACATTTAGCTGCAACTCAAAATATCTTAAAATATTTGCGAGATAATAAAGAGGAAGGCTTTCAGCATATTATAAAAGAAAGTGAAGATACAGTTCATAAAATGTTTGCTGACGCAGCTCAAGAAGAAATGGAGTGGGCAAAGTATTTGTTTAAAGATGGCTCAATGCTAGGTTTAAATGATGAAATACTAATACAGTATATGAAGCATCTATGTAATCGTAGAACTAAAGCTGTAGGTGTAGATAATGTGTTTGAAGATACTCCTAATCCTATTCAATGGATTAAAAACTGGACTGAAAGTAAACACGTACAGGTCGCTCCTCAAGAGACACAGATAGAAACCTATAAGGTAGGTTCATTCAAACAAGACACGTCGGAGACAGATTTTTCTGACTTTAATTTTTAGTACTCTTTGAACCATTAAATCTGGTTAAGTCAAGCTGCTGTAGAGGTTTTTCTATTTTAAGCTTGGCTAACCATTCATTTTGTACTACTAACTTACTACCGCCAACGATTTTACCTTCATGGACATCATATATAAAAAAGACAGTCTTTACAATACCTACTCTTATAATTCGAGCTGGTTTTCCGTCCACGAAGACAACATCATCAGTTTTATAATCTCCTCCAACAAATACAAATAAAGATGCTGCTAGTTTTTTTATACTAGATTGAAAAAGTAATATTACTAAACCAGCAACAAACAACCAACCGTAATCACCGATTAGATTTTTTGCCATGCTCTCTAGATGTTGTGGTTGAATTCCTGTTGACTCCATATAATTATTTAATTACGTTTGACATAAATAATTAAGATGAAGAAAATATTTAACATCATTAAGGAATATAAGAAAGAGATCGGAGGCTTACTTCGACATGCAGCTACTATAGCTGGAGGTGTTTTAATCGCTAAAGGTTCTCTTACTACTGATAGTTTCCATTTGATTTTAGGTGCTTCTACAAGTATAATCGGTACAGGTTGGTCGTTTGCTAATAAGATTTCTCAGAGAAAAGAAGTCAAAGTCGCTTTATCTACGGACCCAGTAACCGGTGATGTTACTCGTAAGTTTAACGAGGAAACAAAAACTTGGGAAAGCGCTTAAGATAATGCATAACGGTTATCTTTATATTATAAGCAATAGATCTTGGCCTGGGTGGATAAAAATAGGAACTACTAAGAATCTAAAAACCCGTCTGCAAACTTATCAGACGGGTTCTCCCTTTCGAGATTATGAGATTTTATATTCTATAAAGCATCCAGATTACTTAAAGGCAGAAAAGAATATAAAAATACAAATGGCTCATTTTGCTAAACAAATAAGAAATGAGTGGTATGAAGTAGATCTTGAGATTGCAAAAGTTAGATTAGCGGAACAATTAGATAATTATTTTTATGGTGAGTGTGATTATGAAGAAAAATATGAGCATGTACCGTTAAGAGATTTTATTTATAAATAATTATAATGACATTTGATCAATTAAATGAAGCAAATGAGATTATCTTGCAAGAAGGACCTTTTGCTAAGGCTCTTGCAGCATTAGGTATTTTAGGGGCCACGTTAGGTGGCCCCGGCGAAGTACAAGCCAAAATGCCTACTCCAATAACTCAAGCTATCAAACAAGATCAATCTTATTACGATTATATTGCGCCGAGTGAAGGTAAAGGTAAAGCTGGTCGACCCGGGTACGCGTACAAAGACCACAAAGGTTACTTAACCGTTGGAGTAGGCCATCTTGTTTTACGGAACGATAAAGTCTTACAACAAGTAGCAGGTAGAGATTATAATAATGTCATTCGAGGTCGTACTCCATTGTCTGATAAACAAATGGAACAACTATTCAATATAGATGTAAAGGCTAAAATAGCTGCTGCTAAGCGTAAGTTACCTGCATTTGATTCTTATCCTCAGTATTTGCGTAACGCTATTGTAGATGGTTTCTTTAGAGGAGACTTATCTGGTAGCAAGAATACTTTAGGTTTAATGAATAAAGGCGAATGGAAAGCAGCTGCTAAAGAATATCTCAATCACGCTGGTTATAGAACTTCCAAAGAAGAAGGTACCGGTGTAGCTGGTAGAATGGAACGTAACGCAGCGGCATTCGGTATGTATGGTGGGGGTTCTGCTCCACAACAACCAGTAAAGACTGACTTCTATACTGTAAAATCTGGTGATACATTAAGTAAGATATCTAAAATGACTGGTAAGTCAATTAAAGATATAATGCAGAAGAATAGAATTACCAATCCGAATAAGATTAGTGTTGGACAACGGCTATCTATTTAATTACCAATCTTTACAAGCTTGATATCTAGCTGTACCTGGTTTAGCAGAACTACATTTATGTCTTGCCCTAAAGCTTTTTCTTCTTTTAGTATTAGCTTTACCAGATACTTTCACGCCTTTTTGACCCCAATGAATTCTTTTGTATCCTTTACCATCAGGATTCTTAACGCACTTCATCCACTTTTTACCTTTAGCAGTACTACTCGCTTTTTTAGTTGATTTAGTACATCTTGCTGCTTCTGTCTCTACAGAATCGCAATGATAGTTTAAATATCGTTGAGCTGCTTTAGCGGTATTGTTACCTTTATTCTTCTGTTTAGACTTTAAAGCTCGTGCTTTAGTACATGTAAGTTTACCCTTGGTCTGTCTTTTTAGTATACCTGGTCTTACCGGATCGTGTATACCTTCTTTAGAAATCTTAGCAGCTTGCTTCTTCATCTGCTTTCTATACTTGGGATCATTCTTCCATTTACTAGAAACTTTCCCTCTTTTTTTGGCCTTATTAATATTATCCCAAAGACCTTCATATAGTTTATCGAATTCTGGTGTCATATTACATAAATATTTATATGGAAACTACTAAAAAATTAGATAGTTACTTAAAAGAATATGATTGTCACTGTGGTAGTGATGATCATGCTGAAAGCAAAGCTGAACCAAATGGTGCTGGTATGGCAAAAAACGATTTATTTCACTTAGCTGACATCTCTAAAGAACTACATGACATGTTAGATGATGACTATCCATTAGATGATTGGATGGAGGCTAAGATTACTAAAGCAGCAGATTATATTAGATCAGTACATCAGTATGTTTCTTATGATAAAACAGGAGAAGGCGAGGAAAGTAAGAATGATCACGTTACAGTTTATATAGCTACTTCTCCAAAAACATTAAAAGCAGATGCCTAATAGTTTTAAAACATATTTTGAAGAGAGTAATTACTATAATGATACTCTTCATCCTCAGTTCTGGGATGAATTTGAGTTCAAAGAAGACGTACTTAAACCAATTTTAAAGATTGTCGATGACTTTGTAAAAGATGATGCTCATATTTCTCCTGAGATGGTAGAAGATGTACAGTTAACTGGTTCATTAGCAAACTATAATTACTCAGAGTACTCTGATTTAGATGTACATATACTTTTAGACTTTGCTGATATTAATAAAGATGAAGAGATAGTAAAGAGAGCGTTAGATGGTAAGAGATTTATTTGGAACCTTAGACACGATATAAAATTTAATGGCCATGAAGTTGAGTTATATTTTCAAGATATTCATGAACCTCATGTGGCTTCCGGTCTATTTAGTTTATCTGGCAATAGATGGATTAAAAAACCTAAGTACGAAAAACCGGAAATAGATCATGAAGACGTAGTTAAAAAAGCTAATTCATTCAAGAAAGAGCTTGATCTTTTAGCTGATGTATTAGATAATATCAGCGATGAGAAGGAATTTAGTCTCATTAATAAGCGAGCAAAGAAGCTTAAAGAGAAGATTATGAGAATGCGTAAAGAGGGTCTCGCTGGTAAAGGAGAGTTTTCAGTAGAAAATCTTGCTTTTAAAACTTTACGTAATGATCAGACTATAGCTAGATTAAATGAATTGATTATTAAGTCATATGACCTTATGTACTCTAAAGAAGAGTTGAAAGAAAAGAAACATCTTGCTGATTGGGAAGAAGCTATGCTTGCAGCTTTAAGTACTAAGAACGATAAAGATTCGCAACCACATAAATATGGAGAAAAAAGACCACCTATAGGAATATGAAAACATTTAAACACTTTTTTGAAGTATCAAGATCGGCATTAGCTAAACAAATAGCTGACACTGACGCGAATTTAAATCCAGGTACATCATCTAAAGATGTACGTGTACAGCCTGCAGGTAATTATAACCCTAATAATTTTGTTCATAATATAAAATCATCTGGCTTGGAATTAGTACGTATAGCTAAGCCAGGAGAAGAAGGATCTACATCTGGACAGTTATTAACTTATATTGTTAAAGACGAATCTGGTAGAGAGTATCCAGTTGTTTTAGGTAAAGGAGTTGGTTTTGGTACGAGAGATGAAGATTATGTAATTACAGATTTAAGAGAACAGCTTGCAGAATTAATTAGCAATAGTGGGCAAGAATATATTAAACTACAAATTGACGATAAAGTTTATACCGTTAATGGTATAGAATCTACTAAAGGAACTCCAAAAAGTGATTTCCATTTTACGTATAACGAACAACCTCAAGTTTATATTTCTCACAAAGCTGGTCGATCAGCAAAAGATTATCAACAATATGGTGGTACGACATGTCGAGCTGGGGACAAAGTGTGCAGTCATCCAGAAATTTTGAGTTTTGTTAAACGCTTACAACGTTTATTTCCTAAAGGTATGCAACCAAAAACTTCAGTTTATAGACCTATTAAAGATGAGTATTTAAAACAATTAGCTATCTTTGGTAATAATTACGGAGAAGAGTTTGGTGTTGATAATGTTAATGCCTTGTATCAAGGTAAGATGAACATCGTAAAAAAAGGTAGAGGTTATATATTAACTGCTAATCATTTTGTTTATAACGGGGACTTGCCAACCGAACCTGAATATCAACCAGTTTTATACGGCAGATATAATCCAAGTAGAGGAGGATATCATGGTATACCGGCTCTCCGTACTATGATTATGCCTGCCGCAAAACTTACTTCAACCACTAAAAAAATATAAATGAACGCAATCGGATTATATGATACAATGGTGATGGGTTATAGGGTTAAAGTACAACCTTATAAGATAAGTATCTTTGACGAAGATGGTTCAATTGAAGGTACACAAATACCAAATAAGATAGTCCGATATATTATACATGAAGGTTTTTGTGATGTGTGGTTGACAGAGAGTATGGGTATTAAAGTTAATGTATATAGAGTTAAAGACGTATGATTACATATAAAGAATATTTTTTATTTAATGAGGCCGCTGGCCCTAACAAACATTTAACTCACTTAGAGGAGTTAATTTTAACTAATGGTACAGATGGAGCAGTACGAGCTATAAAATATTTACAAGAATTAACTAAAGTTTTAAAGACCGATACTCCTAAAAGAAGGACAATTAATACTACAGTAAAGTATGATGGAGCTCCTGCTGTTGTTGTCGGAGCAGATCCTAATGGTAAATTTTTCGTAGGTAGTAAGTCTGTTTTTGCTAAAACTCCAAAATTAAATTATTCTATAGAAGATATTAAACTTAATCATTCTCAATCTCCAGGTTTAGTTGATAAATTAGTCCAAACGTTTGTTAATTTTAAAGATGTACGATTTAATTCTGTTTATCAGGGAGATTTTTTATTTGATGACCAAATAAAAGAAATATCTACTATTGATGGCAAAGAACATGTTACATTTAAACCTAATACAATATTGTATGCAGTTCCAACTGATAGTGAAGAAGGGCAACAAATAGTAAATGCCAACATAGGAGTTGTTTTTCATACTGAATACAATGTGAGTTTAGATGATCAAAATTTACCACGGTTTCAAACCAAACAGTTTGGAGTTGATGTAACAAATATTAACCCTGGACCTAAAGTTTATGTTAAAGATGCTTTCTTTGAGAATGATGCAGGGCATATAACGTTAACCTCGGAGGAAACTGATTTTGTCATTGCGTCTATAAATAGCGCAAAACAATCTCTTAGTAATATAGATTTTGATAAAGTAACAGAGCAAATGCTCTCTAATATGAACACCTATATTAATACAGAAATCCGTGGAGGAGAGTTTTTGAGGGATAGTAATGTTTCATATCAGAAATTCGTTGAATGGTTTACTGGTAGAATAGATAAAAAAATAAGCACACTTAAAAGTGATGCTGGTATAGCTAAAGCTACAAAAACAAAAGAGTCATTATTGTCTTTAATTGATGAAGCAAGAGAAGACATTTTAAATGTTTTTGAATTTCAAAAAGCAATTAAACAAGCTAAAGATATTTTTATACAAAAGTATAATAATATGATGCAGGGTGTTCAGATGAGACATTATTTGTTTGATGATAATGGTGACTTAGTAGTTACAGAACCTGAAGGGTATGTTGCTATAGATGCCTCTGGTAATGCTGTCAAATTTGTTGACAGGTTAGAGTTTAGTAGAGCTAATTTTGCTATTGACAAAGATAGCAAATTTAAAAAGAACTAGTGGTTTCCTAAATTATTCCTGTAAATAATCCTACAGGATGACTGTCGTTTTTAATTTATTTGATTCTACTTATAGCGGCGCTTTTTTAAAATCGTGGGTTAATTTAACTTCATATTTAAATAAGACTGGAGTTAATTATTT